AACGGCCTCTGCCCCGGCCTGCTCCTGCCCGCCGACGGCAACAACGACCTCGTACTCGTCCGCAACGTCACCTGCCACGGCGGCTACACCTACGCCCTCTTCGCCACCGAACACTTCGACGGCCTCGGCATCCGCATCCTGTACTGCTGGGCCGCGTTCTGCCCCGTCGGCACCTACTACGGCTCCGTCGGCTCCACCCACGCCATCGTCGCGACCCTGCTGTCCATCGAATCGTGCTCCTACCTCGTGTACATCATCGGCGGCGGATCCGGCGGCATCGGCCCCTTCCTCCACCTCCGCATCGACACCGAAACCGGCCTGCCCCGCTTCGGCGACAACAACTCCGGCTTCGCGAGCTCCACAGCCCGGGGCGACATCGTCCTCACCGGCCTCTACACCGCCAGCTCACTCCTGCTCGACAACCCCATCGCCTACGACCTCATCGACGGCCAGCGCTCCTACCCGAGCATCGCCGTCACCAACAACTACACGGTGTCCACGTTCGACGAGGTCGTCACCGTCGACGCATCCGCCGCCGGACGCACAATCACCCTGCCGACCGCCGTCGGCCGCAACCGGCGCATCGTCGTCACCAAAACAGACTCCAGCGGCAACACGGTCACCGTCGCCACCACCGGCGGACAGACCATCAACGGCGCCGCCACCAAGAGCCTGGCCTCCCAGTGGGCCACCGCAGAGTTCCTCCCCGCGGCCGGCCAGTGGATCGCCCTATGACCCGGAAGGAGGCCCCCGCCATGGCCACACCCGTCCCCTCCGGCCCCACCACCGAGCAGCACCCCGCACCCGCCCCGGCCGCACCGGCGCTGGCTATGCCGTCCGGGCCTGTGTGCGCCGCCTGCGGTGATGAGGCTGTCGTGCACTGGCGGCGCCGCCCGACCGATGCTGAACTCGCCGAGCTCGTCGCGGCCGAGAAGTCCCGCCGCGCCGAGATCCTCCAACTCGCCGACCCGCAGCTCCCGCCGCCCGTCTTCCCGCCCCTGCCGACCGCGGACGGCATGACCCGCACCGTGTACGCGTGCGGGCCGCACGCCATCACCAGGGACGCCGCCGCCCTCGTCCACCGGAGCAGCTGCACCGCCCCCAACGAAGCGCATCTTCCCGGCTGCGACTGCACCCCCGAACCCCACCCCCAGGCCGCGCCCGCCCGCGCCGAGGGCCAGGAACCGGCACCCAGCCGGCTGCCCGCCCACTGGCAGACCGGAGGCGACTGATGCCCCGGAAAGGCACCGGCCACGACCGGGCACTCCCCGAAGGGTTCGCGGAGCTCTGCGGCAACGGCGTACCCCGCTGCTGGGCCCGCGCCAAAAGCACCGGCGGACAGTGCGTGCAGCCGGCCGCGGCCGGCCAGAACGTGTGCCGCTACCACGGCGCCAACGCCCCGCGGAGCCTCGCCAAGGGCAAGGAACGCGTCGCCGAAAAGAAGGCGAGGGCACTCGTGGCAACCTACGGCCTCAAGATCGAAACAACGGCCACCGAAGCCCTCCTCGACGAAGTCCAGTGGACCGCCGGCCACGTCGCATGGCTCCGAGAACGCGTGCAGGAAATCGAGTCTGCCGCCCTCGTCGAAGCAGTCGACGCCGAGCACCCCCTGGTGTGGGGCGTCACCAAGAAGAAGACCGGCGGCGAAGACTTCGGCACCACCGAAGAAGCCACCCCGAGCATCTGGCTCAAGCTCTACCAGCAAGAACGAGCCCACCTCGTCAAGGTCTGCTCGGAAGCGATCCGCGCCGGCATCGAAGAACGCCGCGTCCGTCTCGCCGAGTCCCAAGGCGCCCTGGTCGCTCAGGCCATCAGAGCGATCCTGGCGGACCTCGGACTGAACACGGAGCAGCAGGCCCTGGTGGCTGAGGTCGTGCCGCGGCACCTTCGGGCGCTCGCCTCGGCCTGACAGCGGGAGGCGGTGACGATGACCGCCACCCTCGACTGGGCCGAGTTCGCCGCCCGCGAGTTCGAGCCAGCCAGCAACCACCGCCGGTGGGCCACGCCCGGCGCGCTGGCCAGGCACATGGACCCACGCACCGTGCAAACTGCGGCACTCGATCTCCTCGACCAGAACCTCGTCGACGTCGCCGAAGGCCGCTGCCGGCGACTCATGTGGTCGATGCCCCCACAAGAGGGAAAAGCGAACGGACCAGCCGCCGCTTCCCACTATGGCTGCTGGTCCAAAACCCGGATCTACGGATCGCGATCGTCTCCTACGAGATGGGCGTCGCCCGCCGCTGGGGCCGCGCAATCCGCAATGACATCATCGCCCACCCGGAGCTCGGACTCCGCGTCCGGGACGACACGGCTGCGGCTCACGAGTGGCAACTCGACGGCCACCTCGGCGGCGTGTACTCGGTCGGTATCGGCGGCGCGCTCACGAGTCGTCCGGTTGATGTCCTGTTGATCGATGACCCGCTGAAAGGCCGCAAGGAGGCAGACAGCGAGGCGTACCGGCAAGCGGGCAAGGACTTCTACACGGACACGGCGCGGACCCGTCTCGGGCCAACCGCCATGCAGATCATCATTCAGACCCGTTGGCACGAGGACGACCTGACTGGCTGGCTGCTGGCAGGGCCGTCTGGTCACGAGTGGCGGTACATCAACATCCCGGCTCAGGCTGAGAGCGCTGACGACCCGCTGGGGCGTGAACCGGGCCAGTTCCTGGTCTCCGCGCGCGGCCGGTCGGCGGCCGACTGGGAGGCAACGAAGCGCGATGTCGGCGCCCGCACGTGGGCGGCCCTCTACCAGGGGCGCCCGGCGCCGGCGGAGGGCAGCCTCTTCAAGCGGTCGCACTGGCGCTGGTACGCCGCTCCTCGGGCCGTCCGTCGCGACGACGGCACCTGGTGGGTGCACGGCGCGGACGAGATCATTCAGTCCTGGGACATGGCGTTCAAAGACACCAAAGCATCCGACTTCGTGGTCGGGCAGGTGTGGGCCCGCTACGGCGCCGACGTCTACCTCCTCGACCAGGTCCGCGACCGCCTCGACTTCCCGGCCACCGCGCAGGCGGTCAAGGCCCTGTCGGCGAAGTGGCCGCAGGCTCACGCCAAGCTGGTCGAGGACAAGGCCAACGGTCCGGCGATCATCGCCCAACTGCGGTCAGCGGTACCGGGCATGATCCCGATCACCCCGCAGGACTCGAAGTACGCCCGCGCCTCCTCCGTGGCCCCGTTCGTCGAGTCCGGGAACGTGCACCTGCCCGACCCGGCGCTCGCACCGTGGATCGACGACTACGTCCAGGAACACACCGCGTTCCCCAACGCCAGCCACGACGACCAGGTCGACACCACGAGTCAGGCCCTGCACCGCCTCCTTGCCGGGCAATCAGGGGCCGAGCAGGCGATGGCTTACCTGCGCGCCTACCAGAACGCCGCAACGCCCCGAGCTGCTGGATAGCGACCCAGGAAGGGGTGACGCGTGGCCCGCTGGTTCCCCTCCCTACGCCGTACGACGACCACCGAGCCAGAGGTGACGAAGAGCGCGGGCGTCCCGGCCGCGGCCACCTTCACCCCCACCCAAGTCGCCGCGCTCCTGGGATCCGTCTCCGTCAACGGTCAAGTCACCGGCGTGATGAACCCGCTGCCCCGGACCGACCCCATGGTCGCGTTCGGGCCCGGCGTCCCCCTCATCCCCGCCCCCCTCGACCCGGTCCGGCAGGACACCGGCCGGCCCGAGCCACGGCTGACCGAGTACCAGGTCTCCACGAACTTGCCCGGGATCACAGACCGGCTGGTGCCGTGGAAGGTGCTCCGTGACGCTGCAGGCGTCGGCGGGCTGGCCCGGCGCTGCATCGAGATCCGGAAAAACGAGGTCGCCACCCTCGACTGGACCATCACCATCGAGCAGGGCGCAGCAGAGAAGGCGCAGGCAGAGAACCCGGGTGCGTCCCGCGCCGAGATCGAGGCCGAACTCGGTCGCCGGCTCGGCCCGGAGATTGCCCGCTGCACCCGCTTCTGGGAGGAGCCGAACCCGCGTGAGGGCGAGAACTTCGCCGAGTGGATCTCCAAGCTCCTCGAGGAGCACCTCGTCCTCGACGCGTTGGCGATCTACCCGCGGCGGACGTACGGCGACGAACTCTACGCCCTGGAGGTCGTCGACGGGTCCACCATCAAGGTGCTCCGCGACAACACCGGCGGCCGCCCCCAGCCTCCACAGCCGGCCTACCAGCAGATGCTGTGGGGCTTCCCCCGTGGCGAGTTCGTCGCCGACACCGACGACCAGGGGCAGGTCCTCAACGGCTACCGCTCGGACCACCTGATCTACAAGCGGCGCAACGTCCGCACCTTCACCCAGTACGGGTACAGCGCTGTTGAGCAGGCGCTGGAGGACATCGACGTCTGGCTGCGCCGCCGGAAGTGGATCCGCGACGAGTACACCGAGGGCACCGTGCCCACCGGGATGCTCACTAACAACGGCGCCACCGGCTGGACCGCCCAGCAGATCCTCGACTACGAGCGGTCCCTCAACGACACCTTCTCCGGATCGACCGCCGAACGGCACCGGCTGCGGATCCTGCCCCCCGGGTTCGAGCTGCATACCAATGACGACGTCGCAGAGAAGTACCGGCCGGACTACGACCTGTACCTCATCAAGCAGATCGCCTCGCACTTCGACGTCACCATCGCCGAGCTCGGCTTCACCGAGCCCGGCGGCCTCGGCTCGACGGGCTGGCACGAGGGCCAGGCCGACGTCCAGCACCGCAAGGCCACCCTCCCGACCCTGCGGTGGCTGCAGCAGCTGCTGACGACCATCAGCCGCAAGCACCTCGGCATGCCGCCGGAACTGGAGTTCCGTTTCCTCGGCTTGGAGGAGGAGGACGAGGCCGCCGCGGACGAGGTTGCCCGCCAGCGCGTCGTCTGGGGCCGGATGACCCTCAACGAGGACCGTGACCGGCTCGGCCTGCCCCGTTATCCGTTCCCCGAGGCGGACATGCCGATGGTCATGACGACCCGCGGCGTCATCTTCCTCGAGGGCGCGTCCAGCGACGCGTCTCCTGGCGTACCGCTCGTCCCCGGCGACCACACCGACGAGGACGGCACGGACGACACCACGTCCGAGGACGACGAGCCAGGACACGACGACGGGAAGGAAGGCGAGGACGGAGGCCGTGGGGACGCCGTCAAGACCGAACTCGCCGCGTTCCGCCGCTGGTCGAAGAAGAACCCAGCCCCACGCCGACCGTTCGAGTTCCAGACCGTCACCAAAGCCGACGCACCCGACTTGGCCTTCGACGAGCGAATCGTGTTCGCCAGCCCGGGCGGTGACCCCGGCCCAAAAGGTGAGCCGGTCGCGTGGCCCGGCTGGGACCGCGACCAGACCACCGCCGCTGCGTGGGAGGCCCGGCTGAAGAGGGCGATGGGCCGAGCCGTGGACTGCGACGCCCTCGCGGAACGCTGGCTGGCCCAGGAACTCGTCAAGGCCGACGAACCCGACACCGCGACGGCCGAGACGCCCGAGCAGCAGCCCGAGGACAGCAACACAGGCGAGTGGGCGGCCGCGATCGCCGTCGCGTTCCTCCTCGCCGAGGGCGTCGCCCTCACCGCGCCTCTCGCCGTCGCGCTCGCCGGCATCTGGGCGGAAGGCTGGGCGATCGGCAACACCGCCGCCCACGCCATCCTCACCGGCAGCCGAGCACGCTACGGGTGGAAGATCGGCGACGAGACCGCGGCCAGACGCACCCTGACCGCGACCATGGCGGACGCCCTCAAAGCGTTCGTGGACCAGAACCGCACCACCATCCCGGTGATCGCCGACCGGCGTCTGCAGGTCTTCGCCCGCGTGCTGGCCGACGCCAAGGCTCGCGGCCTGACCGTGAAACAGCTCGCGGACGCACTGAGGGACGCGCTGCAGGACGACGCATGGGCGCGGATGGTGGCCCTCACCGAGCTCACCCGTGCCAGCGCCGAGGCCGCCCGGGCCGCCTACACCGCCGCGGGAATCACGACCTGGCGGTGGATGACCGAACCGGACGCCTGCCCGGTCTGCGTGGCCAACGAGGCGGCCGGACCGCGGTTCATCGGCGAAGCGTGGCCGGACGGCTCGGCCGCCCCGCCGGCCCATCCGCACTGCAGGTGCAGCGTCCTCCCGCTGGACAGCCCGTCGTAACCCATTGATCGCGCGCTCACCGGAAGGAGCCGCACATGACCGATGTCGCCTACGCGTGGGCGCCGATCACCAAGACCGAGGAGCAGGACGACGGCACGCTCATGGTCTACGGGCCTGCCGCCTCCAGCGACCTCGACCGCGACCAGCAGCGCCTGAACGCCGACTGGCTGGACCGGGCCATGCCGGAATGGGCACAAATCGGAAACATCCGCGAACAGCACGACGCCAAAAGGGCGGTCGGAGTCGGCGTGGGCCTCTCGAAGGCTGACGACGGCCAGCACCACATCGCCGCACACATCGTCGACGAGTCGGCGGTAAAGAAGATCAAGGCCAAGGTGCTGAAGGGCTTCTCCGTCGGCATCAAGAACCCGAAGGTCGTCCTCGGCAAGGCGGACGCCCCCGGCGGTGAGGTCGTCGACGGCAGCATCTGCGAAATCAGCGTCGTCGACCGGCCCTGCAACCCCAACACCCTCTTCGAGATCGCCAAGGCCGACGGCGCCGGCGCACTCGAAGCGGTCGAGGGAGCCGGCGTGGTGGAAAAGACCGACGCCGAGGCATTCGGTATCCCGGACGAGCTGTACGAGCGGCTTCCGGACGTCGTCCGCACAGCGCTGACGACCCTGGCGGCCGCTGGAGCCGCAGTCTCAACCGACGCCGTGAAGGCGGAGGGCACACCGAACGCGGGGGTCGTGGTGTCCTCACCGTCACTGCTGCTCAAGCTCGATGGGCTCCCGGTCACAGAGGACATGCTCCGCGGGCTCGTCGACGAGCGCGTCAGCGAGCAGCTCGGCGCGCTCGACAAGGCGGACCTGTCGGCAGCCGGACGGCGAAAGGCCGCTGCGTCGGGGGCGGCGATGCCGGACGGCTCATACCCGATCAAGACCAAGAGCGACCTGCGGAAGGCCATCAAGGCCGTCGGCCGGGGTAACGCCGACCACTCGGCGATCAGGAAGCACATCATCAAGCGAGCCAAGGCGCTCGGACTGGAGAGCATGGTGCCCGAGAACTGGAACGCCGACGGCTCGCTGAAGGACGCGAACAAGTCCGACGCCGACGAGACGATGGTCGCGAAGGCCGAGCAGGTACTGCGCGACGTGCGGGCGCTCGCCCCGTCGCTGACGAAGGCCGACGACGGCGAATCCGCCAGCGAGGAAGTCGACGAGTCCGAGGACATCGCGAACGCTGAGCAGGCCATCGCGGTCATCGCGAAGCTGATCATCGCCGAGGCCGAATCGCTGGCCATGGGCAACCTCAACGAGGCCTGCGACATCGACCTCCTGCTGTCCGCCGTACGCTCCCTCACCTGGTTCAAGCGGCGCGAAGAAGCCGAGCAGGCCGGCGGCAGCGACATGGAACTCGCCGACAAGCCCCCCAAGAAGACTCCCGCCGCCCCCGCCACCACCGATGGTGACGAGGACGACGAAGAGGAGGACGAGGACGACGACGAGGCGTCGAAGTCCGAGGCCCCCACGCTCACCAAGGCAGACGTCACCGAGCTGGTGAAGTCCGCTGTCGCAGAGGCCAACAAGGCCGCAGAGGAGCGCACCACGGCGCTCGCGGCTGATCTGGCGAAGGCGCAGCAGACCATCGACGAGCTGAGGGCTCTGCCGCAGCCGGGCGGACCGGTGCTCACCCGCACCACCATCCAGGAGGCCGAGGCGCGTAAGAGCGACGCGGCCATCCTCAAGGCGCAGGCCGACGAGTACCTCGCCAAGGCCGACCAGTGCTCGGACCGCTATCTCGCGGACGGCTACCGCGAGAAGGCCCAGGAGCTCCTGGCCAAGGCCGACGCCTGACCGCCTCTCCACCCGAACGCTTCCCCTGACCCCCGCGTGGGGTCTTTTTCATGAAGGGAGCCCGCTGTGGCTCTGCCCAACGCAGAAGTGCTGTTCGGCGACTCGCCGGACGCACCCAAGCTCGCCAAGGGCGAGGTCGCGACCCGCTTCGACGCCCTGATGAAGGCCGTCGACGGCGCCCCGACCCGCACCCTCGGCCCGCAGGACGTCACCAACGCCTTCGCCGCCGGCCACGGGATCGACTTCACGCAGCAGCCGCGCTCGGCGTACGGCGTGCTGACGAAGGCTCTGGCCGCGCCGGAGCTGACGAAGGGCATCAGCGCGGAAGCCCTGGCCTCCGTCACATCGGCGCTGGACGAGCTGAAGGCGCAGCAGCCGGACCTCGTCAAGGACATCACCACCAGCAGCCCGGTCTCGACCGGTCTGGTGGCGTTCGACCTCGAGGCCCCGGCCAAGATGCTCACGCCGCGGCCGACTCCGCTGCGGAACCGGCTGCCGCGCCGTAAGGGCATCGGCACGTCGCACCGCTTCAAGCGGATCACCGGGTTCACGGGCACGGGCACCGGCGGCGTCGGCAACATCCACCCGGGTATCGCCGACACCACGCAGACGAACTTCGCCCCCTCCGGCGCGTCGCAGTCGCTGTACTACGCGCGCGGCCCGAAGATCTCGTACGCGGGTGACGACCAGGTCGTCCCGTACAGCCAGTTCTCCGTGTCGGACGAGGTCACGTGGTCCGCGCAGTACGCCGGCCAGGGCTTCCAGGACATCCGTCAGCTGTCGCGGACGTCGCTGCTGTATTCGTCGATGCTGCTGGAGGAGCGCATGCTCCTCATGGGCCGCGGCACCGCGTCCGGGTTCCTCGGCGCGCTGTCCGCGCCGACCGGCGTCACCGCGACCGCCCGCACCGCGGCCTCGGGCGAGACCGCCCTGACGGGTTTCACGACCGCCGTCTACGTCAAGGTCACGGCCGACGCCGGCGACTTCGGTCAGTCGGTCCTGTCCTCGGCTGCGACCGTCGCCGTGTCCGCCGGGCAGGTCGTCGACGTCACCGCGGTCCTCCCGGCGGGCGCTACCGGTATGCGCGTGTACGTGTCCACCGGCGCCTCCGACCCCGGCGACGCGTCCCGCTGGTACGCGGGCAAGTCCGGCTACAACCTGTTCACGCTGCAGGGCGCCCTCCCGACGTCGGGTACCGCTGCCTCGACGGTCACGGCGGACACGTCGGCGTACGCGAACGGCTACGACGGCATCCTGCCGGTGTGCACCGGCGCCAACAGTGGCTACGTCAACCGGCTGAACGCCGCGCTGTCCACGGCCAACCCGGGTGTGGAGTGGCAGAACGCGTTCGCCGCGCTGTACCAGACCGTGAAGGCCGACCCGGACCGCACGCTGCTGAACGGCTCGGACCGTAAGCAGCTCTCCGACGCGCTGAAGACCAGCTCGTCGAGCAACTACCGGATGACCATCACGCAGGACGAGGTGTCCGGTGTGACCCTCGGCGACGTGGTCAACACCATCGTCAACGAGGTCACCGGCAAGGGCGTCTCGGTCGAGGTCCACCCGTGGATGCCGCAGGGCAACAGCGTGATCATGTCCGACACGCTGCCGATCCCGGACTCCCAGGTCTCCGAGTGCTGGGCCGTGTGGAACGTCCAGGACCTCATGGGTATCGACTGGCCCGTCACCCAGTTCGCGTACGAGTCCAGCTCGTACTGGTACGGCACGCTCGTCCCGTACGCGCCCGCCTGGAACGGCGCGATCACGGGTATCAAGTCAGCCTAGAGCGACGTCTGAAGGCCCGTGTCCCCATCTGAGGCGCGGGCCTTCGGCGTTCCTGGAAGGAGACCGGCATGGCGCGCATGTGCCTGCCCGACGGCGCCGTGCGCGGCGTCGACTTCGAAGGCGCCCGCACCGGCGCCCGCATGGGCTCGTACACGCCCAGCAGCGACGGCACCGTCACCGTCGACAACCCCCGCCACATCAAGGCGCTGCGCGAGATGGGCGCCTTCCCCGCGAACCTCGGCGGCCGGACAAGCGGCGGATACCGCTGCCCAGATTGCGGCTTCGCCGCCTACGTGAAGACGTGTTCCCGCTGCGGCGGGACCTGCGAGAGGGAGGGCTGACATGCCCCCGAGGAAGCGCGCCGCAAGCGCACCGAAGACCGAAGAGCCCGACGAGCAGACCCTCGAGGCGCCCGCCGAGGCCGAAGCCGGCGGCGGGGACGAGGCTGCCGCTGAGGCACCCGTCGAATCCGTGGCCGAGGAGTCTGCCCAGCCGGACGAGTCCGACGGCGAGCAGACCCGCAGCGACGTCCAGACCGGCGGCGAGCCGTGCGGCTACTGCTTCCCGGGCGGCTGGGCAGCCAAGGCCGACACCGTGGGCGCGCTCGGCTGCGAGCACGGCACCTGGCAGCGCGACCCTGTCAACTGAGCCCACCGCCAGCCTGACCGTCCTCGACCGGTGAAGGGAGGCGGCTGGTGCCTTCCATCCCGTACGTGTCCGCTGCCGCGTTCAAGGCTCACCCCACCTACCTCGACGTGGACGATCTGCGTTCCGGTTCGTACCTGGACGCCGATCAGACTGCCGAGTTGGTCAATATCCTGCTCATGGCGTCGGACTGGGCTGACAACCGGTGCGGTCAGAATCTGGGCGCCCACGTCGTCGTGCAGAACTGCCGGGCCCGCTTCGACCGGTACGGCAACCTGCGTATCCACGCCGACAACTCGCCTGTCCTGTCGGTGCTGTCGGTTGGCTACGGCTGGTCTCCGACGGCGCTGACCACGGTCAGCGTCACCTCGGCGTGGGTGGAGGACGGCCAGCAGATCGTCATCCCTCTCGGTGGGGGCGGAGGCGCCTGGTCGGGGTCCTTGCAGTTCGGTTCGCCCACTCCTGGCGGCGAGGCGTTCGTGCAGCTCACGTACATCGCCGGATGGGTGGCGAGTCAGCTGTCGGCGGCCGCCACCGCGGGAGCAATCACGCTGATGGTGGCCGATCCGACGGGCATCGTGCCGGGCGGCAGCTACCGCATCTGGGAGCCGGGCGCCGAGGAGGACGTGACCGTCTCAGCGAGCTGGGTTCCGCCGGCTCCGGCTGTGCCGACCATGGCGACGGCGGTGTCGCTGGCGGTGCCGACGGTGTATGCCCACGAGCCGGCCCACGACTTCTCTGGGATGCCGTCGGACGTGCGTCTCGCGGTCACCAACTACGCGGTGTCGACGCTGATGCGGCCAGACACCGCACGCGAGGACTCCTACCCGGACACGCAGCTGTCGTCTGGGACCCGGCAGAACGATCCACGGCAGGACGGGTCGGGCCTGGTCGCGGAGGCCGAGCGGATCTTGTCTCGATACCAGCGCATTCGCTAGGGGGCCGGGTGAGCATTCAGACGGTCCTGGACGGCATCTGCCGTTATTACGGCGGTCCGTATGACCCGCAGACCCGCACCTATCGTTCCTCGCCGCTGTCCCAGTACGGCGTCGGCGTCGTACGCCGGGCGTGGGCCAAGCGCGACGACCACAACGACTACTTCCACGGCCAGTCCGCTGGAGCGCAGACGGGCTGCATGATGGTCGTCTTCATCCCCCGCAGCACCGAGACCCGCTTTACCGTGGGCGGCGCCCACGGCGGCCAGAAGAACGTGGTCTATGAGGTGCAGCTCTGCTGCTTCACCCGCTCGCGCACACCCCACGCCGAAGACGCCCAGGACGACGTCTACGCCCTACGGGACGCCCTGGTGGACCACCTCCACTTGGACCGCACCCTGGGCGGAGCCGTCTTCGAGGCCGGTGAGCACGTCGACGGCGGTAGCGGCTCGATCGACTTCGAGTACGGGCAGCCGGAGACGAAGGCGGAACTGACGAAGAGCTTCCTACTTATGACGTTCCCGGCGCTTGAGATCATCAACGCCTGACGGGGCGCTGCTCTAGCCCGGATAGGCGTCGCCGAGCACCTCACGCCGCGCCTGCTCGGCCTTCCGGTTCAGCGCGTTCGTCATCCGGAACAGCGCCACCGTCAACGCGAGGAATACGACGACGAGCAGCACCTGCGTGATGGCACTGACCACGGCCACGTTCTTCGTGGCGTTGGCGATCATCAGCATGATGAAGTTCCCCGCGATCCAGCCCATCCAGATCCTGAACTTCTCGACCCTCACGGCCTTCTGGACGTCGCTGTAACTCGCCATTGCATTACCCCCCAAGAGCGTTCCTGCTGATCTCGGCATGATGCTCGCCCATTCGGGCCTCGTGTAGGCGCTGTGTCCATGTTGTGACCGGGTCGCGCCGATTACCCGCTTCTCCCTTTCTCGTTGTCGCCGGACTGGAGTTCCGCATGCCCGCGAAGCCTGCCCAAGAGTCGGAGCGCACTCCGGCCGCCACCCGTACCAGCGAACCCGCCGACGCCCCCGGGCCCGACACGACCGCACCGAAGGCCGCCGCGGAACCGGACGAGGTACCCGAGGGCCGACTCCCGGCCGGTGTCTACGAGTTCGTCGGCACCGTGGCCACCCAGTACCTCGACGTGCCGCTCACCGCGCACCCCGAGATCCCCGGCCGCGACGCCACCGACGACGAGGCCGCCGTGCCGGCCATCCCGGCGACGGTCTTCCACTGGCCGTTCAGCGCCCCCGGAGACGGCCGCTGGAAGTCCAGCAAGAAGAAGCCCAACCAGCAGCCGGACAACGCCCCGGCCGACTCCGAAGGGGAGTGACCGGTGGTCGCCACCTACGCATCCACGAAGCAGTTCGTCGGCATCGCGCCCGAGACCGCGCAGGGCACTGCGGTCGCGATGACCACCACGCAGCTCCTGACCACGTTCACGCCGTCCGACAAGCCGACGTTCCTCAAGGACCAGTCGTGGCGCGGCTCGATGGGTACCGACGCGTTCGCGCAGATCCTCGGCGTTGGCACCGCCGACGTCAGCCTCGGCGGCCCCGTGTACGGGGACACGGCCGGGTTCTGGCTGCGGAACATCCTCGGGGACGTCGCCACGACGGGCACGCCGACCGGGACCGGTTCCACGACGCTGTCCGCGCAGGCCGCGGCCGGGGCCACGTCGATCTCGACAGTGGCGTCGATCCCGGCGGCCACGCTGGTACAGATCGGCACCGGGGCCACCGCCGAGATCGTCACCACCGGCACCCCGTCCGGGGCGGGCCCCTACACCATCCCGATCACCACCCCGACGACGGGCCTGGCCTATGCGCACGCCTCCGCGCAGACTGCCGTCCCGGTGCAGTCGGCGGGCCCGTTCACCTACGCGTGGTCGCTGCTGAACTCCGGTGGCGGGCAGCCCGTCAGCCACACCCTCACCCACTCCCTGGGCCCCACCGCTACGGTGGGCGCCCGCCAGTACCCGGGCTTCTGCCTCAGCCAGTGCAACTTCACGTTCAACGCCGAATCCGAGCTGTTCGCGTGGACGGGGCAGGGCACGTCGTGGCCGTCGGTGGCCGCCGGGTCGGCGCCGACCGCGAACCCGACCACCGTCTTGCCGACCGCTTCCTGGCGCACGAAGGTCGGCATCGGCGGCCCGGCATCCGGCGGCACCCTGGTCAACACGGTGATGGACGGTGAGGTCGACATCACCCGGGAGTTGCAGCCGGTGTTCACCGCGACCGGTGTGCGTACCCCGTACATCATCCAGCGCGGCGGCCTCTCCGTGGCCGGGAAGCTGAACTTCGGGGCGGTGTCCGACGAGAGTGTCCTGCTGTACATGTTGAACAACACGCAGCCCCAGGTGCAGATCGTGTGCGACAACGGTGGCGTCGGCGCCGCCCAGGTCGTCGTCCAGATCGACATGCAGTCCGCGGTGTTCACGCAGGCCGACCCCGACACCTCGAAGGCCGCCGTCGGCTACCAGGCCAGCTTCCAGGCCAACTTCAACACCACGAACGCGGGCGGCTCCGGCGGCCAGTCCCCGGTCAAGGTGTCCGTCACCTGCGCCGTCGCCCCCGGCAGCTTCTGAGCGTCCCGTCTCGCGCCATCCCATTTGACTGCGGCCCCGGAGCCGGACGGGACTCCGGGGCCGCACCCTCCCGTCCACCTGAAAGGCACCACCATGTCCGAGCGCCAGCCCCTGGCCACCGAAGGCTCCTGGGTCCAGATCCGCGACCCCCACACGCTGAAGTCCGGAGACAAACGGCGCGTCCTGCGCGCGATCCGCGACAACGCCGAAGCCGGCGAGGTCGCCCTCAGCATGCTCGACGCGATCGCCACCGTCGCCGTCGAGGCGTGGAGCCTGCCACTCCCGGTCCCGTCGCAGGACATCAAGGTCCTGGACCTGATGGAGATCGGCGACTACGACAAGCTGTCGACGCTGCTCGGGCCGACACAGGACGCCCTGTTCCCGACCCCGGTCGAGGAGACCCCCGAGCAGGAGGCCGACGAAGCGTCCCCTACCGAGCCTTCCGCCGGATCGTAGCCCGGTTGGAAGGACGCCCCATCCCCGGCAGCGACACCATCCCGATGACGCTGCTGGAACAGGTCGCCGACTACGCCTGGTTCGCGGAGCGGTGGGGCTGGCCCCCGTCCGTGGTGGACGAGCAGCCCGCATGGATCGTCGAGCGGCTGCCGACCCTTGCGATCGCATTCGACGAGGCGAAGGCGACCGCGCAGGAGCAGGCCAACGCGCAGGCCGCCCAGCAGCAAGGGGGGTAACCCCGGTGGATGTCAGCGTGAACGTCCAGGGCGCCGATCAGCTCGCGGCCGCCCTGGACCGGATGGCGCTGCGGGTCCGCACCGCGACCCGCTCCGGCGCCAAGGACGGGATCCGGCTCGTGCAGCGGCGCGCGTTCGTGCAGCTGTCGCGCTACTCCCACCCCCCGCACACGCCCACCCCGTCACCGCCCGGCCAGCCCCCCGCCCGGATCAGCGGGCATCTGCGGGGCGGCCTGTCCCCGACCGGGCCGTATCCGACCGGTGGGGGCTTCGGCGGGAAGATCGGGCCGACGGCCGTGTACTCGCGCATCCAGGAACTCGGCGGGCAGACCGGCCGCAACCACTCCGTGACGCTGCCACCGCGCCCCTACATGCGGCCCGTCCACAGGCAGGTCATCGCCGACGGATCGCTGCGCCGTGTGTTCATCGGCGCCTGGCGCCGCGCCCTGTAACCCCGGTCACCGCTTGAACATCTGAAGAGGGGGCTGGGCTGTGGCCGACTATCTGGACCCGGTTGTCATCGAGCTCGAGGGCCGTGACCGCAAGCTCCTGGACACGCTCACCCGGGCCAAGGCGGAGGTACGACGGTTCACCGCCGACGTCGGCCGGATGAACGCGACCATCAAGGTCGACGTCAAGCTCAAGGACGGCGCGCTCGCGGAGGTGCGCCGGCGGGTCGCGGAAAGCCCGGCCGCGAAGCTGAAGGTCGACTTGCAGCTCGGTGCGGGGCAGCGGGACCAGTTGCGCGCGCAGCTGGAGGGCCGGCCGATCACGGCGAACGTGCGCCCGGTCATGGACCAGGCCGCGCTGCGGCGCGTGCAGACGGTGTTGCGTGAGCTGGGACGGCGGATTGATGTGCAGATCCGTCCCGATCTGGACGGGGGTGCGCAGCGGCGTGCTCAGCGCCGCTTGGACCGTATGTCTCAGGACCGGACGGTCGTGATCCGTACGCGGGTCATCGGCGACTCCAACCGGGTCCCGAGCGGCGGGGGTGGGGGTGCTGATGGCGGCGGCGGCCTGATGAAGGCGCTGCTGCCCTTTGCTCCGGCACTGGCCCCCGTCGCAGCCGAGGCGACTGCGGTTGCTGCAGCGGCCGGGGCTGCGACGGTTGCTGTGGGTGCGTTCGGCGTGGCCGTGAAGTCGCAGCTGTCGTCCCTGGGCGATGCCGCGGACGCACAGACGAAGTACACCGAGGCGGTCGCCAAGTACGGGCCCGCCTCCACGCAGGCGGCGCAGGCCCAGCAGCAGATGTCTCAGACCCTCGCCGCGATGCCCGCCCAGACTCGGCAGGCCGCCGGAGCCTTCCTCAACCTCAAGAGCGACTTCAAGTCCTGGTCGGATGGTCTCGCGAAGTTCACGATGGTGCCCGTCACGCAGGGCATCGGCATCCTCGACGCGCTGCTGCCGAAGCTGTCACCTTTGGTGAAGGACACGGCCGGACAGTTCACGCGGCTGACGGCGCTGCTGGCCGGGGGCGTCAACTCCGGTGCGTTCGACGGGCTGATGGCCCGGTTCACGACGTTCGCGAACAGCGTGGTGACCAAGGCCGTCGACGGCATCGTCCACTTCACGCGCGTCCTGGCCCAGGGCGGCGGGAACAGCGCGTTCAACCAGTTCATGGCGTACGCCAAGGCGAACGCGCCGCTGGTGAAGGACACCCTGAAGAACCTCGCCGAAGCCGTGCTGAACATCCTCCGAGCGGCATCGCAGGCCGGCCCGGGAATGCTCACCCTGGTCAACACCTTCGCGAAACTCGTCGCCGCCCTGCCGCCGTCGGTCATCGCAACGATCATGCAGATCGCTGCCGCCATCAAGATCCTGTCGCTGACCAAGGCCGGGATCACCGCGCTCGGAGGGAGCATCGGAGGCCTCCTGGAGCGGTTCACCACTCTGCGGGCCGCATCAGCCGCGGCCGGCGGGGGCCTCGCCGGACTACGGGCCGCGTTCCTGTCGCTGGGTACCGCAGCTAAGGCGACGATCGTTGTGGCGGCGATCGCCGCCGTGGTCGTCGGCGTGTCCAAGCTAGCGTCGCTGGGGCAGAAGGCGCCCCCGGACATCGACAAGCTGACCAACTCCCTCGGGCGTCTGGGCCAGACCGGGCAGGTCAACGGCGAGGCCCTGAACGCGTTCGGGAAGAACCTGTCCGGGCTACGCGACGCGGTGAAGAGCTTCGTCGCGCCCAGCGTCCTGGACAACATCCAGCAGGGCATCATCAAGGTCGTCACCCTCGGCACCACCGACAGCACGCCGGTCAAGGAAGCCAAGGACAACATCAAGGCAATCGACCAGGCCCTCGCCAACCTGGTGCAGAACGGCCACGCGGACCTCGCCGCGGCGGCCCTGGTCAAGCTGAAGGCCGCCTACGCCAAGGGCGGCCACGACGTCGGGGACTTCACCGGCAGCCTGAAGGAGTACAAGAAGGCCGTCGACGACGCCAAGTTCGCCTCCGAGCTGACCGCCCAGTCGCAGGGACTGTTCGGGCAGCAGGCGCTGAAAGTGCAAGCCGCCCTGGACAAGCAGAAAGCGGCAGCGGAGGGACTCCAGCAGGCGATCCTGGACCTGAACGACACGAACAGGTCCGCCCTGGACGCGGAGTCGGCGTACCAGCAGGCCATCGACGACGCCACCGCAGCGATCAAGGGGCACCGTGATGCGCTGAAGTGGTCGAACGGGCAGCTCGACCTCAGCAGCAAGGCCGCCCGTGAGGCGTGGCAGCCGCTCAGCCAGCTCACTGCGGCTGCCGAGGAATCAGCGAAAGCCACACTGCAGCAGACCGGCAGCCAGGACAAGGCCAACCGGGTGCTGATCGACGCGCACGCCCACCTGGTGCGAGTGGCCAGGCAGATGGGCCTCAGTGCGTCGGAGGCCAACACGCTCGCGGACCGCCTCGACAACATCAAGGACCCGAAGATCCAGGTCACGGTCAAGGCGATGCAGGCGGAGTCCGACCTGAGGGCGTTCAACGCCGCCCTGAAAGCGGCACCGAACGCCAAGAGCGTCACGCTGAAGACGCTGTCGGCCACGGCCGAGCAGGTGCTGGAGAAGTTCGGGTTCAAGGTCGCCCACCTGAAGAACGGCCAGGTGAGGATCAGCGCGGCGAACGGGCAGGCCCTCAGCGCTATCCGTAACGTTCAGGGCGCGGTCAACAGCCTGCACGGCAAAACCATCACGATCATGACGCAGTACTTCACCGCGAAGTCCGCGTCCCAGCTGGCCGCCGCGCACGGCCGCGCGCACGGCGGTGTCGCCCCCGGCTACGCCGACGGCGGCCACGTCCAGACCCACCCCAACGGCGGCCTCATCACCGGCCCGGGCAGCAGCACCTCCGATTCGATCCTGGAAATGTCCCCCAACGGGGGCATGTACCGCACCTCGAACCGCGAGTACATCGTCCAGGCCCGCGCCGTCGACAAGTACGGTGTCGGCCTCCTCGACGCCCTCAACGCAGGCCATTTGAAGATGGCCGCGTACGCGAAGGGTGGTCTCACCCAGGCGGAGAAGGACGCCCGCAAGCAGCTCGCCGGGGGCTTCGGCATCAGCACGTTCGGCAGGGAGGCCGGATACCAGCGCACCCCGTTCGAGCACGCCCTGGCCGTCCCCGGGGACATCAACTCCCTGGTGCAGGCCCTGAACGGGTTCCGCGCGGAGATCAAGGCCGCGTTCAAGGGGCACACCGAGTCGTCGCTGCTGAACCAGCTGAACAAGGCCGGCAAGAGCCTCATCAACTACGACAAGCAGCTGACGAAGGTCACCGCCTCTCTGGCGTCGGCGAAGAGCAAACTCGACGACCTGAAAAACAGTGCGGCGCAACTGAAGTCGTCGGTCGCGTCCAGCATCATGCAGGGCGCCGGCGTCGTCACCCAGGCCCCGCAGGAAGGGTTCGCGCTCTCCAGCCAGGACGTCGTCAACAACATGTCCGCGGAGTTGTCGAAGGCCCTCGCGTTCTCGAACCAGCTGCAACAGCTGAAGAAACGCGGCCTGTCCGCCGACCTGCTGGACCAGATCGCCTCCGCGGGGGTGGACCAGGGCGGTGCGACCGCGGCCGCGCTGGCCGGGGCGAGCGACGCCCAGATCAAACAGCTGAACAGCATGCAGTCCCAGCTGAAGAAGTCCGCCAATGCGGCCGGTTCGGCGGTCTCCGACGCCATGTACGGGGCCGGGATCCGGGCCGCCGAGGGGCTCGTCAAGGGATTGGAGCAGAAGCAGAAGGCCATCGAAGACGCCATGCTCCGCATCGCGAAGAGCATGGAGAAGGCGATCAAAAAGGCGCTCGGTATCAAGAGCCCCTCGACCGTGATGGCCCAGCTCGGCGACTACACCGCGCTCGGTCTGGCGCACGGCATCACCCGCAGCAGCAAGCACGCGGAGATCGCAGCTCGCGGGATGGCCATGTCGGTCGCCCAAGGAGCGGCTGTGACGGGCACACCGTCATGGGCGGGCGTACCGACGGGCGGCGGCCGGGGTGGCGGAGTGGTGGTGCACAACCACTTCCACTTCCAGATCGCAGGCAACGTCCGGACGATCGAGGGTCTCGCGAAGGACGTCGAGGAGCAGTTCCTGCGCCGCGGCGGCCGCAACCCGCTCACCTACCCCGCATACAAGCGCTGACCGGACGAAGGATCGAGGGCGCCGCCGGGCGCCGGATGGGTGGTGCCCGGTGGCGAAGCTCGCGACCCTGATCGACGCGTTCACCGCGTCGACGATCAACCTGGGCGTGTGGAACTCGTCGTCCATCGGCCAGTTCGCTCTGGACGCGGTCAATGACCTGGTCACCCTGAACGTGGGGACCACGTCGGGCACCTTCAACAGCTTCGGCGCGAGCTCGTACGACGCCACGAACTCCAGCCTGTACGCGCAGATCACGGTCCCGCCGAACGGCAACGGCGGCACCCAGTTCAACTTCAAGCTCGCCCTGGACGGCAACAACTCCGTCATCGCGAAGTGGTCGGCATCCACCGGGTTCCAGATGCAGATGCAGACCGCAGGCAACTTCGTGACGACGACGCTGCCCGCCTACGATCCGCACCAGCACCGGTGGTGGCAGCTCAGCGAGTCCTCCGGGAGTTTCACGTTCTCCACCAGCCCGGACGGCCTGAACTGGACGTCGCTGGCGACCATGGCCCATGCCTGGTCGGCGACCGTCGTGTCGCTGTTCTTCCAGACCGGCGTCACGGACACCGAGCCGTCCGGCATGGTCGCGGTGATCTCGAACGTCAACACGCGCTTCGGCGGTGTCGCCAACGCGAACTGGCCGGTGGTCGAGGACGCCTGGGGTGCGGTGTGGAACGCCAACGGCGGCGACTCCCCGCTGGACCGCTATGTCGACGTCACCGACCGCACCCGGCAGAGCGTGACGGTGTCCCGGGGGCGTCAGTACGAGCTGGACCAGGTGCGTTCCGGTGAGGCCGGTATGACGCTGGCGAACACGGACGCCGTGCTCGACCCGGTGAATGCGTCGGGCCCGTACTACGGGCACATCCTGCCGTATCAGCCCTACCGGCGGCGGGCGCAGTGGCCGGCGACCCGGAACCGGCTGACGCAGGTGCAGGCCACGGGTGGTGACCTCGGCGGGGTTGCGGCGGGGACGATCCCGCAGGGCTCGGGCGGCATCGACGTGTTCTCGTTCACCGACAGCGGCGGCGGCACGATCACCGCCTCGGCCACCGCGTGGCAGGGCGGCAACGTCTTCCAGTTCTCGGTGCCCAACGCGACGGCCACGCACACGGCGATCTGCTACACCGCGCAGCCCGCCGCGAAACCGGGCGCCACCTACACGGTGTCGATGTGGGTCCGGGATGTGACCGCATCAACGTCGTTGCAGGTGAATGCGTGGATCGCGTTCGTCAACGTGTCAGGCACCCAGACCACGACACGGTCGTCGGCGGTCACCCTGACGGGGTCGACGACGGCCGGGTGGACGCAGGTCACCGTGTCGGCGACAGCGCCGGCGGACGCTGCACGCCTGTCGGCGGGGGTGGAGACGGCCGCGACAGCAGGCGCGACGTGCAGTGTGCAGGTGGATGGCTGGCAGTTCGAGCAGGCCGCCGTAGCGTCGGCGTGGGCGTGCCCCGGCATCTGGTACCCGGTGTATGCGGGGTTCATGGAGCGCTGGCCCAGCAGTTGGGACATGTCGGGCACGTACGGGCTGGTGCAGCCGTCCGCCGTCGACGCGTTCTCCCTGCTGTCGCAGAAGCAGCTCTCGGACCCGCTGACGCAGGAGATCAACTCCCACTCGCCGCGCTTCGTGTACAAGCTCGACGACCCATCCGGCTCCACCAGCGCCACGGACTGGACCGGCAGCTACCCGGCCGCGCAGCTGGGCATCAGCAAGTACGGCGCGGGCAGCTGGGTGTGGGGAACCTCCATCACCGCTACGGACTCGACCGGCGTCTACACCGGCAGTTCGGGAACCGTCGCAACGCTGAACAACGCCAGCCCCGGACAGGCCGTCATCGCAGCCGCGACGTTCCTGCGGCTGACGAGCGCAGGCATCGCCGGGCCGGCCGACCCCACGGTCTGGACACGCATGATCGCCTTCCGCTACACGGGGCCGGCCGTGACGGCCGCCGCCTGCCTGTGGTCCTCCATGGACCAGCAGCGCTCGGGCGGCCAGCCCTCTGGCAGTCACATCTACCTGTACCTGGGCAGCGACGGGCACCCGGTGATGTCGATCCAGGGCCCGACCGGCGTCGGCGGCGCGTACGGGGCCGGCGGGGCGACGAACTGCGTGGACGGCGACTGGCATCTGCTGCTGGTCGGCTACAGCCAGATCACCCAGCAGGTCATGGTCTCCCAGGACGGTGCGGCCGCCGCGTTCTACAACTCGATCCCCACGACGTATACGCCGTCGGGGATCATCGCGGACAGTGTGGGCGCCTTCGTGGACGTGACCGTCGGCAACGGCACCACCTGGAATTTCAAGGGCGACATTTCGTTTGCTGCGGAGTTCCCGGTGCTGCTGACCTCGTCGGACATCACCAACCTGTATGCGGCGTGGAAGTCGGCGTGTGCGGGCGAGTCGACGAACGCCCGCTACGCGCGGATCCTCAAGTACGCCGGATACACGGGGCCGTCGAGCGTGCAGACGGGGTTGACGACGTCGATGGGCCCGGCGGCGATCGACGGGCAGGACGCGGTCTCCGCGTTGCAGAGCGTGGTGGACACGGAGAACGGCGAGCACTTCATGGACCGCAGCGGGTTCGTGCAGTTCAAGGCCCGCAGCGCCCGCTACAACTCGACCACCCCGCTCTACGTGTTCGGGGAGAACGCGGCATCGGGTGAGTGGCCGTACGAGGACGTCACCCTCGACTACGACTCCACCCACCTCAGCAACCAGGTCACCGTCACCCAGGAGTCGAGCGGCCAGAACTTCTACGCCACCGACGCGACGTCGACCACGAACTTCTTTCCCCGCACGATGTCCCGCTCGATCAACAGCAGCAGTGCGACGGAATGCCAGGACGCCGCCGACTACCTCCTCAACAGGTACAAGAACCCGGCCACCCGCGTCTCGTCGATCAAACTGCACCCCAGCGCGTTCCCGGCGCTGTGGTCTGTCTGCCTCAGCCTGGAACTCGGCACGCGGGTACGGGTGATGCGCCGCGCCCCGAACGTGCCGACCGTGCAGGTCGAGTGCTTCGTCGAGAACATCCAGTGGGACTTCGGGAACGACGGCGAAGCCTTCGTCACCTTGCAGTGCAGCCCGGCTGATCCGACGTCGTACGGGATCTTCTCGTCGTGGCACACCACCCTGAACGCGTCGTACGCGTCGGGGGTCACGTCGATCGTGGTCAACGCCTCGGCCGACAACACCAACCCGCTCGCCACGCAGCTGGCCGCCGGGGACACGATCGTGCTGGGGCAGAACACCGCCAACCAGGAGACCGTGACGGTCAGCGCGGTGGGCGCGACGTCACCGGGCTGGACGACCGCCACCATCACCCTCACCGCCGCCACCACCAAGGCGCACACGGCCGCCGACGTCGTGTGCGAGCCGCTCCCGACCGGGGTGACCGACCCGACCGTGTACGACGCCGTGTCGAAGTTCGACTCCGCAGCCTTCGCCTACTGACCGTCTCCGGGCCCGCGCGGGCCCCTCACCCATGGGAGGTCCCGCGTGGCCCGCACCGTGCCGTCCATTGCGACCGAGTCCGTCGGCAACTTCATCACGTCCGCGCTGTGGACGTCGCAGGTCTCCGGCATCATGCAGTGGCTCGTCGGCTCGGGCAGCAACGGCCTGCCGATGTTCTTCGGCTACCAGGCAACCCTTCAGGCCGTCGGATCAGGCACGACGGGCGCTGCGATCACCATTGACACCGAAGTCATCGACACCGACGGCGCCCACTCCACCGTCACCAACAGCAGCCGCTTCACCTGCCAAGTCCCCGGCTACTACCTGATCTGGGGCTCGGTCGCGTGGGTCACGAACGCAACCGATGAGCGGATCACCTACTACCAGAAGAACGGCGCGCAGATCGTCGGCGGTAGCAGCGTGCAGGCCAACCCGGTCACCAGCGCCCACGCAACCGTCGTCCCCGGCAACATCATGATCCTCCCGATGGTCGCGGGCGACTACTGGGAGGTGTGGGGCTCCCAGGTGTCCGGCAACTCCCTGAATACCCAGGCCGACGCGACGGCCGGCAAGAACTCGACCATGCTCGCCATCTGGATCCACGCCTGACCAGCCGGTTGCAACAACTACGTCGGAGGGCACATGAGTTCCACCATCAGTCAGACCCGGTACGTCCTCAACTTCAGCGTCTCCAAGGGCGACTTCACCGATACGGGGTCTATCGCCCTCACGTCGGACACGGGGGTGACCGACGGCGTTGCACTGTCGCTGGTCGAGGCGTTCAACGGCCTTTCATGGCCGAGCGGAACAACAGCCGAGATCTTCGTTACAAGGCATGCCGTGACTGAGGTGCAGTCCGAAGGCGACCTGAACGCCACGCCGCCCGTCTTCATCTGACCTTTCCGCCTCCATCGGGGAGACGCCCCCCTCGCCCAGCCCTCGGCCCATGTCGGGGGCTTTCGCACGCCCAGGAGCACCCTTGACCATCACCTTCCAGGGCGGCCGGCTTCCCGCCGAGCCCGCCCGGCCGCACCTCACGTTCGGCGCCTATCTGAGACCCGAACTGCCCGCCCCGCCCGCTTCTGCGGACTGGCTCACGCCCGTCCCGGGTGACACCTGGGGGATGCTTGGGAACGCGAAGTTCGGCGACTGCACGTGCGCCGGCGTCGGCCACAAGCGGATCGGCGACGTGTTCGTCAACCAGGGGACCGTCCTCAAGGTCACCGATAAGGACGCGCTCGCCCTGTACTCGGCCGTCACGGGCTTCAACCCGAACGACCCGTCCACCGACCAGGGCGCGGTCTGCCAGGACGTCCTCGACTACTGGCGCAAGCACGGCTTCCTCGGCGAGAAGATCATCGCGTTCGCCAAGGTCGACCTGTCCAACCTGACCGAGATCAAGCAGGCGATCAGCCTGTTCGGACAGATCTACTGCGGGTTCAACTTCCCCGGCAGCGCCATGGACCAGTTCAACAACGGGCAGCCGTGGGACGTCGTCAAGGGAGCCCGCATCGAGGGCGGCCACTGCGTCACCATCGGCGCCTACGACGCGGCCGAACTGGAGTGCGTCACCTGGGGGAAGGTCCAGAAGCTGACCTGGGCGTTCTTCAGGAAGTACTTCGACGAGGCGTGGGTCATCGTCACCCCGGACATGATCGACCCGAAGTCGGGCACGGACATCGCCGGGTACGACCTGTACGCGCTCGGGCAGGGCTTCGCGTCACTGACCGGGCACGCCAACCCGGTGCCAGCACCTCAGCCGCAGCCGGCCCCGGTGCCTTCCCCTCCTCCTTCGCCCACTCCTGCTCCGGATCCTCGCCTGGCTGAGGCGGCTGTTCTGGTCGGCCGGTTGAGCACGCTGATGCAGCCGTGGGCGCCCAACAACGGAGGCAACTGACATGGCCGACAAGCCGAGCGTGGGCCGCATCGTCCACTACATGAGCCACGGGACCCCGGTCCGCGAGGACGGCACGCAGGCCTATGCGGCCCAGTGCCAGGCGGCGATCATCACCGAGGTCCTCGGTGATCCCGCAGGCACGGACACGATGGTCAACCTGGCCGTGCTCAACCCCCAGGGGATCTTCTTCGATCACGCCTCCTTGCATTCGGAGGACGACCACCGTGGCGGCACCTGGCACTGGCCGGAGCGCACGCCAGCCGCCGAGCAGGAAGGAGCCGCGCCATGACGGTGAAGGGCATCGACGTCTCCGCGTTCCAGCCGCCGGACTACCAGACGACCGGCTTCGAATTCGTCTTCGTGAAGGCCACGCAGGGCACGTCGTACGTCAACCCGCGGCTGGCCGCCCAGACAGCGCGGGGCCGCGTCGCCGGGCTGTTGGTGGGCTTCTACCACTTCCTCACGGCGGGGAACATCGACGCGCAGGCGAAGTACTTCGTCGCGAAGGCCCCGTCTCAGGCGGGGGACATCCTCGTGTGCGACTGGGAGACCAACCCGGCGACGGGGACGCATCCGACGTCGGCGGAGAAGGACCAGTTCATCCGCGCGGTGAAGACGCTCCGCCCAGACCACAAGGTGCTCCTCTACTGCAACACCTCGTTCTGGAAGAGCGTCGACACCTCGTCGTACGCGGGTGACGGCCTGTGGATCGCCGACCCCAACCGTGCGGCCGGGAGCCCCGGCGTCAAGGCGTCGTGGCTGTTCCACCAGTACAGCTCGTCGGGCGATCTGGACCGCGACCTCGGCAACTTCACCGACCAGGCCGCGCTCGCCGCGTGGGCGGCCGGCACCACTCAGGAGGACCCCATGGCCGGCTTCACGAAGCAGGACATCCACGACGCCGTGTGGAAGATCGACGACATCGCCGCACCGGCGGACGCTCCGGACCTGAAGACGAACCCGACGTGGCAGCCGCAGTCGTACCTGAAGGGCATCGACCAGCGGTTGCAGAAGCTGCTGGCGCAGGAGGCTGCGCAGACCGCAGCGGTCACGGCGCTGGTCAAGCTGGTCGGCTCCGGAGTGGACACGGCCACCGTGGTGGCCGCGGTGCAGCAGGCCATCGCGGACGCGGTGGTCAAGGTCAGCGTGGACGTGAGCGGGCCCACTACGTGACCGCAGTCGACTACGACCTGGAGTTCGTTGAATACCGCGCCGGCTGGCTTCGGAAGCGGTACACGATCGATCTCATCTCCATCGCTCTCGTTGCCGACGACGGCCGCGAGTACTACGCCGTCAACCGGGACATGCCGGTCCGGCGCATCCGCAGGCACAAGTGGCTGATGAAGAACGTCGTCCCGCACCTCCCTAAGGGGCATGGCGATCAGCGCATCCACATGCCGAAGCGCTGGCTGTTCCACTACGCCGACCACCGCGTGAAGCCGCAGACGCAGATCGCCCGCGAGGTCGCCGCATTCATCCAGACCACCGACGACGTCGAACTGTGGGCCAACTACGGCGCCTACGACCATGTCCGCCTGTGCTGGCTCTGGGGCCTCATGGTCGACCTGCCGCCAGGTGTCCCCATGTTCACCAACGACATCCAGCAGGAAGCGCGCCGTCTCGGCGTCACGTGGGGTGAGCTCCCCAAGCAGGAGTCCGGCGAGCACAACGCACTCGCGGACGCCAGACACAATCAGACCGTCCGGCGCTGGCTGGCCGAACAGGAAGCGAGAACGTCATGAAGATCTTCGGTAGAGAGCCGGCCGCGATCGTCGCCTTCGCCGCCGTCGTCATCAAGCTCGTCGCCGCGTTTGGTGTCAACCTCAGCACCGACCAGCAGGCCGTCCTCAACGCGGTCGTGGCCGCTGCGGTCGGTCTGGCCGTCGCGGTGATGGCGCATGACGCGCTCGCCGCGCCCGTCTACGGGCTGGCGCAGGCCGCGCTAGCCCTCGCGGTCGGGTTCGGGCTGCACTGGTCTGCGGACCAGCAGGCCGTGGTGCTCAGCTTCGTGCAGGTCGCGATCGCCATGTTCCTGCGGACCCAGGTCACTGCGAAGATGCCGCAGCCAGGCCCGCGGCATGCCGTCAGTTCGGGAGTCTGAGCCTGCCCCGTGAGTGCCTCGGGGAGGTGGCATGGACTCCGCCATGGTCGGGGCCGTTTCCGCGCTGATCGCGGGGCTGGCGGCTGCGGCGGCGGCCATGTACGGCTCCCGGGGTGCGAACCGGGCGGCCCGGGAGGGCTCCGCGGTGAACGGATTCAGCAGCCTGACGAACGAGCTCCAAGAGGAGCGGAAAGAGTTGCGGGACGAGGTGCGCACGCTGCGCGCTGAGCTCGCCGCGGAGAAGCTGGAGACAGCACGGCTCCGGTTGTTGGTGCAGCAGCTGGGGGGTACGCCGTGACGGGCACGCAGAGCGTCCTGTACCGCGGCCGCCACCTGCTGTGGATTGTGGCCGCGCTGCTCTTCCTCGGCGGCGGCCTGGCCGCGGCTTTCATCCTGATCGGCCGGGAGTCGCATCGGGCGGACCAGCTCGCGACTGAGGCGGATCTCCGTGGGAACGCCGTGTCGACGCTCGCTGGGGATGTGCGCGCGTTGAGAGAGCAGGTGAAGTCGAAGGGCGGCACGCCGGTGGCACCGGACCCGTCGAAGGCGGTGCCGTCGTTGAGCGCGCGGGCGGAGGTCCCGGTTCCTATCCCGGGGCCGCCGGGCGCTTCGGGCGCGCCTGGTGCGACCGGCGCTTCCGGGGCACCGGGTCAGCCGGGGCCCTCTGGTGCCTCCGGAGCGCCGGGCGCCCCGGGGGTGGGCGTGACTGGTCCTGCCGGGCCACCGGGGGTCGCCGGAGCGGACGGGCAGGACGGCAAGGACGGCACGGACGGGGCCGATGGTCAGCCGCCGGCGGGTTGGACATACACGTGGACGGACAACACCGGGGTCACGCACACGGTGACGTGTACGCGCGCGGCCGATTTCGATCCGTCGTCGCCGCAGTACACCTGCACGGACACGACGGCCAGCCCGTCGCCGTCGGCGCCGGTGGATCCGTCTCCGGCGCTGCTGTTGGGGTGCGCGGGGTTCACGCGGAGGAGGGGTTATGGCGGAGGCGACGCGGCGGCCGTTGGGCCGCGGCCGGGTGGCCGGCACCGTGCGGGCGGACGGCCTGGTGGCGCGCACCGGTGAGGCGCCGCGTGGGCGTGCGGAGTGGGAGGGGCTCTTCCGGGAGCCGGATTGGCCGCCGGAGGACGAGGCCGACTGACGGCCGTCTGTAGACCACCGGCCGCCCCCATCGGCCGGTTGCCCTGCTCGTCCTCGTCGTGGGAGGGGATGAAGTCGCGTGCTCGAACTGCTCGTTCACCTCGTGGTGAACCTGTCCGTCCTTCTCTGAACAGCGCGTTCGTGTCCCGCTCGCATGCCTCCGGCGTGCGGGCGGGCCTTTTTGCGTTGCGCTGGTTGCGGGGCCCGCTACAGTGGGGGCGTCCAGGTGCGCAGGCAACGGATCCTTCTGGAACTGGGTGTTGCGGGTTCAAGTCCCGCCTGGCCAACAACGTTGGCCGGTAGCTCAATGGGTAGAGCATCAGTCTGCGAGCCGTCGCCGACTTCGATCTCTGGACGAACAACTTCAGACTTCTGCACCTCCCGGTGCGTAGGCCGCGGCTACTTCTTTGAAACAGGTGACGCCGCAGCCGTCTTTGATCTCGGGAGGCTCAAGCATCGGGAGCGCCCGGTGCGCAGGCAACGGGTACTTCTCCTTCAAGAGGGTGACGCGGGTTCGAATCCCGCCGCCAGCGTGGCTGGTGTCGTCTAGCGGCCTAGGACACCTACGTCTCCGTCGCCGACCCTGATCTCGGGCGCCCCATCGCTTGCGCTTCCCCTCCATGTGAGGGGCTTTTTCATGTCGCGCTTCAACACCCGCACCACCCGCCCGTCCGTCAGCTCGCCGATCGCCACGACCGGCGAGACCACCCGGACCCACGAGGGCGGCACCGGCCACCTCCGCGACGCGAAGTCCGAACTCTTCCTGCTCGCCGTGTCGAACATGGTGGGCACCAGCACCTTTTACGAGGACGGCAAGTCCCGCGACGACCGGTACGAGCGCCTCGTCCGCAAGCTCGCCGTCGAGGACCCGGAGTGGACGGTTGGCCTGCTCGGCTGGCTGCGTGGCGAAGGCAACATGCGTACCGCGGCCCTGGTCGGCGCGGCCGAGTTCGTGAAGGCCCGACTCGAAGGCGACAAGGGCGCCGACCCGGCGGGCTGGAACCGCGAGACGACTGCAGAGGCAGCCGCCAACGGCGGATGGAACCGGCGCGTCATCGATGCCGTCCTCCAGCGCGCCGACGAACCGGGCGAGATGCTCGGCTACTGGACCAGCAATTACGGCCGCAAGCTGCCCAAGCCGGTGAAGCGGGGCATCGCCGACGCCGTACAGCGCCTCTACAACGGCAAGAGCCTACTGAAGTACGACACCGCGTCGAAGGGCTACCGCTTCGGCGACGTCCTCAACCTCGTCCACGCCGCCCCGCATCCCGAGAAGCCATGGCAGGGCGACCTGTTCCAGTACGCCCTCGACCGCCGACACCACGCCGACACCGCGGTCCCGCCGGAGTCGAACCGCACGCTGGCCGCGCACCGCGAGCTGATGGCGCTGCCGGCGGCCGAGCGGCGCGCGGTGGTCACGGCTCCCGATGGCGCCGAGCGGCTCGCGGCGGCCGACATCACGTGGGAAGCGTTGGCGGGCTGGCTGCAGGGGCCGATGGACAAGGCCGCGTGGGAGGCCGTCATCCCGTCGATGCCGTTCATGGCCCGGCTGCGGAACCTCCGGAACTTCGACGAGGCGGGCGTCTCCGACGAGGTCGCCGAGCAGGTCGTGTCGATGCTCGCCGATCCCGAGCAGGTGGCCCGCTCGCGGCAGTTGCCGATGCGGTTCTACTCCGCCTTCAACGCGGCCCCGTCGCTGCGGTGGGGCCACGCCCTGGAGAAGGCGCTCACCGCGTCGCTCGCGAACATCCCGCAGCTTGGCGGGCGGACGCTGATCCTGGTGGACACGTCCACCTCAATGGACGACGCGTTCTCGAAGGACGGCTCCCTGATGCGCTGGGACGCGGCGGCCCTGTTCGGGATCGCCCTCGGCCGGCGTTGTACGTCGGCTGACGTCGTGTCCTTCTCTAGCGCCCGCTACTACGTGAACGACGCCCCGGGGGCGAAGACAAAGGCGTTCCCGCTCACCCAGGGCGGCTCGCTCCTCAGTGACGTGAAGAAGTGGAAGGACGGCGGCTGGTTCCTCGGCGGCGGCACGGACACGGCGGCCGCGCTGCGGCAGGAGTTCAGGGGGCACGACCGGGTGGTCATCGTCACCGACGAGCAGGCGGGGCACGACTTCGTGGAGGTCGATCGGTCGGTTCCGCAGGCGACGCCGATGTACACCTGGAACCTCGCCGGGTATGAGGCCGGGCACGCGCCGTCGGGTCGCGGTCAGCGGCATACGTTCGGGGGTCTCACGGATGCCGCGTTCCGGATGATTCCGTTGCTGGAGGCGGGCCGGGACAGTGCGTGGCCGTGGGCGGGCCGCGCGGCCTGACGGGAGCGTATGCTCTCCACAGGCGCTCAGCGCCGTAGGACTCCCACCACACACACAGGGGCGTCCAGGGATGGGTTGCCGGTCCGGCCCT